TGGGCGATTCCACTATCACCAGCGCCGATTACAACAATGTTCGCGCATTGATGGCCGGTGACATCGACACGTTCATGGGTTTCAAATTCCACACGATTGAATCCAGAGTTGAGGGCGGCTTAGACATCGCGGCATCGGTTCGTGAGGGGTTTGGTTACCACAAAACAGCAGTTGGTTTGGCGATTGGCCTGGATGCTAAAACAGAGGTCAATTATGTCGCGCAGAAAACATCCTGGTTATGTAACGGCATCATGAAGGCCGGTGCAGTTGCGAGAGATGGCAACGGTATCGTGTCTGTGAAGTGGGCTGAGTAAGGGCTAATTAACTAACCTGGGCCACTCTCTTTTATACCTCGAGGGAGTGGCTCTTTTTTAGGAGCCTAATTTGGCCACAAGTATTAGCATGAGTTCCAACGCCCTGCTGCTTATCGGGCATTCCACCATTAGCTCGTTCACACAAGCGGGTGCAGGGGCATTAGTCGCTTCCAACCTGTACGATTCAAGCTACGAGAATCTACTGAGCATGCACCGATGGCGATTTGCTACCGGCAAAGCTCCGCTGTCTCGACTGACGGCAACCCCATTAAACGATTGGACATACGCATTCCAATTACCGGCAGACTATATGCTGCTGAATCGCGTCATACCTAACTCCGATTTTGAAATATTTGAGGGCAAGGTTTATTCAAACGAGCCGACCTTAGATATAGATTATGTCTATAAACCCGCTGAAAGTGAGCTACCGGCTTATTTCATAAAACTGATGGAATATTATTTGGCCTCACAATTTGCAATCCCGGTGACTGACAACAGCGCCAAGGCCCAGCTTTATGCCACCATGTATGAAGCGCAGTTACGCAGGGCTAAATTTGCCGACGCATCATCTAGGCCACCAGACCCGATTGCTGATTCACAGTTCTGGGACGCGAGGAACTAATAATGCCACGGGCCATCAAATTACAGACAACTTTCAATAGCGGGGAGCTTGACCCACGACTATCCTCACGCATTGATGTCAAACAATATTACAAGGGCGCTGCCACCGCCAAAAATGTGCTGTCTCTGCCGCAAGGGGGGCTTAAAAGACGGCCAGGCATGATGTATCAGGCAACCTTGTCCGGTGCGGCAAGAATGGCCAGCTTCAGCTTTAACACTGAGCAAGATTACCTGATGGTGTTTACTCATAATGCAATCCAAGTGTTCAGGGATGGTGTCATCCAGTCAACTGTTATTTGCACCTACACGCAGGAAGAGCTTTTTGAACTGAGTTGGACGCAATCTGCCGACACGATGATCATCGTTCACAAGGATCATGAACCGGCGAAGCTGGAGCGCGGGGCCACGCATGGGTCATGGACATTGAGCAACATCGCGCTGACGAACATCCCCACGCATAAATTCACCACCACAGCCGAGGCCGTCTGGTCGAGCAGCCGAGGCTGGCCCAAATCAGCGACCTTTTTCTCTGGCCGTCTGTGGTTCGGCGGCTCAAGAAGTCGTCCGCAGTCGCTTTGGGGCAGTGTCACCAATGATTTTTTCAATTTCTCACTCGGCACAGGCTTGCCGGATGAATCAATTTATGTGACGTTAGACACGGATCAAATTAACGCGATCACCGCTGTTTTTGCTGGGAGGCATCTACAGATATTTACCACCGGTGGCGAGTTCAACATCCCGGATGGAGTCATCATCCCGGAAACCGTGAGCGTGAAACGGCACACATCGTATGGATCGAGTCCTATTCGTCCCAAATCAATCGATGGGGCCACTTTGTTTATTGATAGAACAGGCAAATCTCTTCGTGAGTTTGTGTTTAGTTACACGGAGGACAGTTACACCTCGATTTCAGCATCACTGTTAGCCAGTCATTTACTCAATTCACCGGTTGACATGGATTTGTTGCGCGGTACATCAAAGGACGATGCCAACTATTTCTACATCGTCAACGCCGATGGGACGATGGCCGTATTTAACACATTGCGGGATCAGGAAGTGTCAGGCTGGACGCAGTGGGTCACTGCTGGACATGTTGAAGCGGTTTGTGTGGTGCTGGATGATGTCTATTTTATCACCCGACGCACCATCAATGGCTCAGTCGTGCGCTTTTTAGAAAAGTCAGACGGCGAGAGCTTTATGGATGCGGGTGAACGCTCAACACCGGGCAGCGCCACTGTCACAGGGCTGGGCCATCTCAATGGTGAAGAATGCCGGGTTAAAGCTGACGGCGCAGTGATGCCTAATGCCACACCCAACTCTGGCTCTATCACCCTGTCACGGTCAGCCTCTGCGGTGGAGGTCGGTCTGGATTTTGATGTCCTGGTTAAAACCCTGCCGTTAAACATGGACTTTCAAAACGGGCCTATTTTGACTAGGGATAAACGCATTATTAAAGTGATATTAAATGTATATGAGAGTCTTGGCCTGTATGTCGATGGCGCATTGCTGCCAGATCGGATGCTCGGCGAGGGAATTCTGGACAGTTCGCCGATGCCTTTTACTGGCTTGAAAGAAGTGTACTTATTAGGCTGGTCTGAACTGGCTCAGGTTGAAATTACCCAGCGCGATCCATTGCCCATGTTGCTGCTCGGCGTTTCATTAGAGGTGGAAGCATGAGCGCATTGAAAAAAACAACACAAACAACGCAGACGGATGTGGAGGCGCTGGAGGAAACGATGGCCCAATATCCCCAGGTTGACCTGGAAGTGGATCATTATTTTAGCGATGGGCTTTATGGACGGGCCATGTACATCCCAGCCGGGGTTGCTCTCACAGGCAAGGCCCACAAACGTGACCACCTGAATTTTCTGCTGAAGGGCAAAATTACCGTGATGACCGATGCGGGAATGCAGACCATTGAGGCACCCAAAATAATACCCGCCACCAAAGGTATCAAACGGGCCGGCTTCGCACATAGTGATGTTATCTGGGTGACTGTTCATGCAACCGAGGCCACTGACCCAGACGAGGCAGAGGCTGAACTGGTTGAACCACTCAGCCCGGTGATTACACAGATGCTGGAACAGAACAAAATTAAACTGGAGGACAGCCTATGAGTTTTGCCGCAGTATCCATTATTGCTATTGGTGTGGGCGTAGGGTTGCAAGCTAAAGCCGCCAGTGATGCCGGCAAAGCCGCCAACATTGCTGCTAAACAAAAAGCCAAACAGGTTGAGTTTGCCGCAAGAGAGCGTGAAATTGACCGGCGAAAGGAATTATTGCTCGCGCTTTCAACGCAGAATGCAGCAGCAGGGGCTGGAGGCGTGAGGGCATATGAGGGGTCGCAACTGAACATGTTGCAGTCGGATTTTTCCGCGTATGATTACGATTCAACTGTCGATCGAGGGGCCACGGACACTAACAAAGCGTACCTGTTGTTTGGCGGTCAAGTCGCTAAATCACAAAGCCTATTGGAAGTGGCTGCCATCGGTGCCGGTGCGGTCTCCAGTATTTACTCCAGTGGCGCTGGCCAGGCTTTAGCCACAAAATTCAATAAAGAAACATGAGATACAAAAAAAACACCGTCATCAATTTCGGTAATTCCGTAGACACAGCCAACAACCAGGTACAGCGGGGACTGGCTCAGACTCAGGCCGCTGGCCGACAACTTCAGGCGGCTGGCGTGGGGTTGCTGGAAAAAGTAGTCAAGAAAAAAGGCCAGGCTGATGGTTTGAAAGCGGGGCAAAGCGACAACCCTAGCTTGATAACGGGGCCTGGTTCAATGACAACCTATGGAGAACAATACAACCAATTCGCAGTGGCCTCTTACGGTGCAACTATTGCGTTAGATGCTAGAGAAGCTATTACTGGATTTGAAGCTGAGGCAGGAACATCCCAGGAGTTTGGCCAAAGTGTAGGCGCATGGGTAAAAGGGACGCTTGAAGGTTTACAAGACCCGGCCTTGCAGCAACTGGTGCGAAGCAAGGCATCGCAATACAGCAGCCCTGTTTACAATGCTATGGTTAAGGCAGAACAAAAGCGGGCGCTGGAAAAACAGGCGATCATACTGAGGCGGGGTCTTGAACTCTTATCGACAGATTCTGTGCATTTATGGGGCAATGTCGAAACGGCAGAAGATGAAGACCTGGCAGATACAGCCCAGCATCAATTCTTTTCCGTCCTGAATGCGGGTGTTAATTCAACAGACCCGCTGACGCGCATCGACCCGAAAGTGGCCGATCTTC